TTCCGTTGCTACTTAATGAAGTCAGGAACAATTCTTGAAGGTCAGCAGTCTGAGCTAAGTATTGAAGCAGAGAGAAACATCTTATCTAAGCAAGATGTTATGTCTGTTGATTACCATACTGCATATCACGTTATGGGTACTAAGTGGACATCTGCTTCTGATAACCCAACTAATGCTGCACTTAGAACTGGATCTAATTATGGTGTAACTTATGACATTGACCAGATTCCTATGGTTGAAATCTTTGTAAACACACCATTATCTAATGGTCTTAAGTCTTAATTTTTATTAAGATTAAAATGTGGTCATCAAACCTCACCTAATATTGGTGGGGTTTTTTCTTTACGCTACAATAAAATTAAATTACTTTATCAATCGTGG